TCTAGAGGAGCTTTTTGCTATTTTAAAGGAGAATGGAATTGACCCAACGCAAGAGAGGTAAATTATCTAATTCGGAAATGGATTATATCAGGCAAAATTGTTTTGATTTATCTATTGAGGAGATAGCATCTGTTCTTAATCGCACCGTAGGACCTGTGAACAAGTTTATTGATAAGGAAAATCTTAAGGCGCGAAATATGACGGATGATGAGCATTTATTAGTTCATCTTCGTGGTCGTTATTATTATCATGAACTTAAGAAGCAGTTTTCTGATGGAGAGATTATATTCTTTGAGCATCAGTGGATTGATTATTTTAAACAGTTTGGTGAAGATGTTACACACACCGAAGAAATGCAGATCCTAGAGGTTATTAGAACTGAAGTTCTTATCAATCGTGGAATGGAAGATCGCCAAGAGGTTATGAAAAATATAGAGCGACTCAATAAGCTCATTGACGATGAGATTCGTAAACCTGAAGTCATGCAAGACACTCAGGCTATCGCAAGTTTCCAGACGCAACTAGGCGCTGCTTTCGCTTCTAAGTCTGCATACATTAATGAACATGAGAAACTTCTAACTAAGAAAGAGCGATTGTTAAAAGATTTAAAGGGTACAAGAGAACAACGTAAGCGAAATTCAGAAGATGCAAAGACAAACTTCTCAGCTTGGTTAAAGCAACTTGATGATCCAGAGGTTCGTAAGCGTGAAGGTATAGATATAGAGATTAACCGAATTGCTGCAGACAAGTCTATTGAAGAGATGTCTGAATATCACACATACGAGGATGGTAGTGTTGATCAGCCATTCTTAAATGCAAATACTATTAAGGAAGAGGAATAAGACATGGTAAAGAAAGCGATTGTAACAGGCGCCACAGGACAGGATGGTTCCTATCTAATAGAACTATTACTTGAGAAGGGCTATGAGGTCATTGGACTCAAAAGGAGAAGTAGCACGTCTACTTTAGATAGGATCTCTCACATTGATTCTGATAAACTTAAAATTGAAGAATTTGAGATATCTGACTCAGGATCAGTATATTCAGCGGTAGAGCGCCACAAGCCGGATGAAATATATAATCTCGCAGCCCAGTCTCATGTAAAGACATCATTTGACCAACCCAATTATACCTTTCAGGTCAATACGGTTGGTGTTGTCAATTTTTTAGAGGCTATCAGAAGATTCTCTCCCGAGACAAAATTCTACCAAGCTTCTACATCAGAGATGTTTGGAAAATCTGTATCAAAGGCCAAGAGCAGTGTTTGGGGTGACGAAGTTTGGGATCACTACCAAGACGAAAATACTCTTTTTCAACCACAAAGCCCGTATGCCGCTGCAAAGCTGGCCTCACATCACATGGTCAGAAATTATAGAGATGGCTATGGAATCTTTGGAGCGTGTGGAATTCTATTCAATCACGAAAGCGAAAGAAGGGGTGAAAATTTTGTTACGCGCAAAATAACTAAATGGATTGCTGAGTTTGTTAGATGGACTGAAGTTCAGGGTTTAGATGCTTCACCTCGACACTTTGAGTTTATAGATGATCATATACATAGTCGTAGAGACTCCTTTCCAAAACTTAGACTTGGTAATGTAGATGCTTACAGGGATTGGGGTCACGCGCAAGATTACGTCAATGCTATGTGGCTTATGCTACAACAGGAAGAGCCGGAAGACTATGTTATCGCCACAGGAGAAACATATAGCGTTCGTCAATTTTTAAGTGAGGCTTTTGAATATATTGGAGTATCTAATTATGAAGATTATTTTGTAGTAGATCCTCAGTTTTATAGACCAGCGGAAGTCGAGTATCTGAAAGGCAAACCAAACAAAGCAGAGAAAAACTTAGACTGGAAGAGAGAGGTCAGTTTTACAAACCTTGTACATCGAATGGTAGAAAGTGATATCAATGCGGAAGAAAAGAGGTCGAGGGAAATACAAAAGGTTCGGTTCGTTCCGTAATGGTAGAAATTACGAAGATCCTGCTTACGCAAGTTTTAGAAAAGCAGTCCGGAAGAGAGACGGTAATAAATGCCTCTTTCCCGGATGCGGATCTAAATCTAGATTAGAGGTACATCACATAAAGAAGTGGTCTAGTCACCCTTCAATGAGATACGATACATGCAATGGTATAACCCTGTGTAAGGAATGCCACAAGAGAACTCAGGGAAATGAGGAAATTTACGAACAATTGTTTTTCAAAGTCTTAGAGTGGGAAGCTTTAAGTAGATTAAAGAAAAAAGAAGATGAGTAGATTTAAAGTTATAAAAGACACCCGAGAAAAAAAGGGCCACGGTTGGTGGTTTGAAGAAGATGCCTACTGTATAGGAACAGAAGTTTCCAAGGTAGACGTTGGAGACTATGCAATAGAAGGAATGGAACATCTACTTTGCATAGAAAGAAAAGAAAGCGTTTCTGAGTTTGCCGGAAACTGTGGTGAAAAAAGATTTCATAGAGAACTGGAAAAGATGACTACTTTTCCTCATGCATTTTTATTATTCGAGTTTAATTGGGCGGACATAGAAAGATACCCTCATGGCTCAGGTATTCCACAAAGAGCATGGGGATCTCTAAGAATAAAAGGAAAATATATGCAAAGGGTCATTTCTTCAATACAGCTACAGCACGGAATACACGTTATAGCATGTGGAGATAAAGTTAGAGCAGAGCAGCTAGCATTTTTAATAATGAGAAAGGTTCACGAGCTTTATGAAAAAGAGCACTAGAGATGCAGTCTATAATATAATAAATTCCAATGACAATGCTTGGCTCGGAGTTGAGGCAGAAGATGTAGACGGGTTTGAGAATCCGCTAGACAATCTAACGCCAGATCAAAAAGACAATCTCCATCTTCATATTATATCTATAATGAGAAAGCCAGAGTATTTCCAGTGGACAGTAAAGAAACTTCTCGGCATAGAATTACTTCCAGTCCAGACCTGTATTCTTAGAGAAATGTGGGTCAGGGCTTTTCCTATGTATATAGCTAGTCGTGGTTTTGGTAAGTCCTTTTTATTAGCTGTATATTGCTTGCTTAGATGCACTCTTATACCGGGAACGAAAATAGTTATTGTCGGAGCTGCTTTCCGTCAATCCAAAGTTATTTTTGAATATATGGATACGATATGGCGTAGCGCACCTCTTCTGCAAAGCATATGCTCAGATAGCAGCGGGCCAAGAAGAGATGTTGACAGGTGTACAATGAGAGTAAATGACAGCTGGGCTATGGCTGTTCCTCTTGGGGATGGCAGTAAGATTCGTGGTTTACGCGCACACACAATCATTGCTGACGAGTTTAACTCAATACCTACCCATATCTACGAAACGGTTGTTGCGGGTTTTGCTGCTGTTTCTAGCAATCCTACACAGAACGTAAAAGAAGCAGCTAAAAGAAAGAAAATGCAAGACGCTGGAACTTGGGAAGAGGAGATGGAAGAAGTCTATTCCGAAAAGAAAAGCAACCAGTCTATTATAGCTGGAACTGCCGGATATGCCTTCGAGCCATATGCAAACTATTGGAACAAATATAAATCTACAATACAAACTCAGGGAGACTTTAGAAAGGTCGCTGAGAAGATGGGAGAAGACCCTGATGACGTTCCAGACTACATGAAGAGGTTAGACTGGAAAAATTTCTCTGTGATTAGAATGCCTTATGAGCTTATACCAGAGGGATTTATGGATGACCAGCAAGTTGCTAGGGCTAGAGCAACCATGCATAATGGTATTTATCAAATGGAATATGGTGCATGCTTTACAGATGATAGTCAGGGGTTTTTCAAAAGAAGCTTAATTCATTCTTGCGTTGCTAGCGATGAGAACTGCAATAAGCACAATTGGGCTCCTTGGTGTCCAGATCCATTCGACCCTATAACAAGAGGAGATGCTAAAAGTAAATACGTTATGGGTATAGACCCTGCATCAGAACAGGATAATTTTGCAATAGTAGTTATGGAGGTTCATCCTGAGCATCAGCGCGTTGTCTATGTATGGACGACCAATAAGAAAGATTTTGCAGGCAGGAAAAAATATGGTCTTACAGATACTCATGACTATTATAGCTTCTGCGCAAGAAAGATTAGAGATCTATTACAGGTGTTTCCTTGCGGAATTGTTGGTATAGACTCCCAAGGTGGAGGTTTTACGATAGCAGAAGGTCTTAGAGATTTAGACAAACTAAGAACTGGTGAAAGGCCTATATATCCAATTATAGAAGATAAACCAAAAGATACCGATGACCTTCCCGGAAATCACATACTACAACTTGTCAACTTTGCAAAGGCCGACTGGACAGCTCAGGCTAACCATGGGATGAGAAAAGATATGGAGGACAAGGTTATGTTGTTTCCAAGATTTGATACGCTTAGTCTTAGCATCATGACTGAAAAAGATAAGATATTTTTTAACAATATGAAAGAAAAGACAGGAGAAGACGAAGCCCTTCGACTCTATGATACATTAGAGGATGCTGTAATGGAAATAGAGGAACTTAAGAGTGAGCTAGCTACAATCGTTATAACAGTCACTCAAGCAGGAAGAGAAAGATGGGACACTCCACAAATTAAGTTGGAGACTGGCAAAAAGGGGAGGATGAGGAAAGACCGTTATAGTGCGCTGGTTATAGCCAATATGATTGCTAGATCTGAAAGATTTATAATTCCAACCCCAGTTTACGAAAGTATTGGTAGGGTTGCTGGACCTTCAGATGGACATGGTAATGGAAGAATGTATGTTGGTCCAGAATGGACTAAAAGCTTTGATCAGAATACATGCTTTAGAATAAACAAGAATCAATAGGAATTGGTGTAAAAAACAATAGGTATTGTTTAACTCTCAATGCACATTGGAGAAAAAGTGGCAAAAAGAAAATATCCCAAAAGTCAAGAAACTAATTTTGATGATGTTTCAGCTTATGTAAGCTGGGACTCTAGTGACGAAGACAAAAGACAAGCAGCTATAGCTAGCTATGGAGAGGCTGTCTCGGAGTTTTCATATGCCAGCTTAGGTTCTAGAAGAAGAGACTTCTCTGACCTAACAACTAATCTCAGCGGCAGACCCGGTTTAGGCCAAGCAGATTTTGATTGGTTCAGACCCGGTCAAGCAGTCCCGACTAAAAGTAAAGAAATAATCGCTTTCGCTCGAACGGCTTATCGCAGAATAGGATTAATCCGAAATGCTATAGATCTTATGGGCGACTTTGCTTGCCAAGGCATTCGCTTGGTTCATCAGAACCCACGAATAGAAAAGTTTTATAACGATTGGTTTAGTCGAGTAAAAGGTCCTTTTGTATCAGAGAGAGTCTGCAACCTCTTATTTAGAGAAGCGAATGTGCCCATTCGTATGAAGACTGCCAAGCTCAACAAACAAAAAAGACTAAAGATGCAAAAATCCGTAGCTTCTCCAGATATGCAGGCAATTTTAAATGATAAGAAGTTTCAAAAAGGTGAAATACCTTGGCAGTATCTATTTTTAGATCCTTTGTTGGTAGAGCCCGTAGGTGGTGTCATATCAAATATGATTGGTAATCGTTTATATAAAATGAAAATACCAGCCTATATGAAGAAAGAAATTAGAAGACTACAATCAAGCAGAAAACCTGCAGACCAAAATGCTTTAGCGCAAATACCTGCAGACTTACTAAGAGCGGTTGAGTCAAGCGAAGGAGTAATACTTCCTCCAGATAAAACTTTCATGTTCCACTACAAGAAAGACGATTGGCAAGAGTGGGCAGATCCCATGACATACGCATGTTTTAAAGATTTACTCTTATATGAAAAATTAAAACTAGCAGACCAAGCAGCTCTAGATGGAGCTATATCTAAGATTAGAGTTTGGAAGCTTGGTAACTTAGATCACAAATTGGCGCCAACAGCATCCGCTGCTTCAGCACTTGGGGACATATTAGGAACCAATGTTGGAGGAGGTACAATGGATATTGTTTGGGGTCCTGATATTGAGCTAATAGAAACAGGAACAGACGTTCAAAGATTTTTAGGGGCTGAGAAATATCATCCTACACTTATGGCTATCTACGCATGCCTTGGAATACCCCCAACTCTCACTGGAACATTTGGAGCTTCTGGGACTACTAACAACTTTATCTCTCTTAAAACTTTAACAGAGAGATTGAACTATGCTAGAAACATTCTATCAGATTTCTGGAATGAACAGGTAAAGATAGTTCAGGAATCAATGGGTTTTAGATCGCCTGCTGAAGTAGAATTTGATTTTATGTATTTAGACGATCCAGCTTCAATGACTCAACTTATGATAAATCTAGCTGACAGAAACATTATTAGTGATGAGTTTGTTCAAAGAAATATTAAGGCAACACCTTCAGTTGAGCGCAAACGTCTATCTAATGAGGATAAGAGAAGAAACAGAGGGGCTATGTCAGAAAAGATTAGTCCATTCCATGCTGTAGATAAAGACTTCTCCTTAGAAAAGATAGCGTTGCAAACAGGGGTCGCTACTCCTAGTGAAGTAGGTTTAGATCTTGACGAAAGAAAAGAAGGTCAAGAACCAGCCCTTGAGATGCGAAGACCTAAAGAAAAGAAAAGTCCGGGAGATAAAGAACAAAAACAAAAGATGCTTCCTTTCACGGAAGACAAAGACACTCCTCCCACTGAAGGTCCCGGAAGACCAAAGAACTCAAGAGATTCCATACAAAGAGAAAGAAGAACATTTAAGCCTAGACGTAAAGCTGCTGTTGAGTTATGGGCAAAAGAAGCTCAAGAAAAAATATCTAAAGCTGTAAACTCTGTAATACTTGATGGATTTGGAAAGAAGAACATGAGAAGCTTGAGCAGTGACCAAACAAAGCAGGCTGAAATGATGAAGTTTGAAATACTATTCAATCTTTCACCTGAAGAAGATGTAAGCCAAGATAAAATCTTTGCAGCTATATCAACAAACGTATCTAAGCAAATACACGAAGAGTGCGATTCTTGGATTTCTGAAGCCTCCACTCAAATTGGTAGGCGCCTTACTATCGAAGAGATTAGAAATCTTAGAGCGACTTTCTATGCAGAACATAAGTCATAATCTGCACTAAGCCACTTTTGGTGTAGCTATTTTACAAGAGGTAATATATATATGAACAAAATAACTGTATTCGACGCTGAAAGACAAGCGGGGATTGAAGAGCAAATCAAATCCCAAGCATCTTTAGCATATGTTTCGCAACTTTGCCCAGCAGCTCCGGCAGCTAAATCCGAAAATGCTTTTAAGCCCCTGAATAAAAACTTATTGAAGGATATCAAAGCAATAGCCGGACAGAAAGATAAAGACGTTTTTAGAACGTTTTCTATTTTAGTCAGTACTTCTTGGAATAAGAACGACGACGTTTTTGGCCAAGATGAAGTCTGGGCAGCAAAGGAAACACCTACATACAAACCCGCCAATTTAGAACACGATGAAAAAAAGATAGTTGGTGGGATTATCGGTACATGGCCGGTAGACGATGAGTATAATCTTATTGATCCTAACGTAAGTTTGGATGAGCTACCAGAGGTGTACCACCTTTTAGTTTCTTCTGTCATTTACAACCAGTGGCAAGATCCAGAGTATAAATCTAGAGCAGAAGAATTAATTAAGAAAATTGAGGATGGGCAAATGTTTGTCTCTATGGAATGTGTTTTTAGCGGTTTTGACTACGCAGTCGTTGCCCCCAATGATGTTAACCACATTGTAGCTAGAACTAATGACACAGCTTTCTTGAGTAGGCACTTGCGAGCTTATGGTGGAACTGGCGAGTACCAAGGTCATAAGGTAGGTAGGCTCTTAAAAAATATAACATTTTCTGGGAAGGGTTTTGTTGAAAAGCCTGCTAACCCAGACAGCATAATTTTTGATAGAGAAACCGCTTTTGATTTTACTAACGCGTCCATCACGAAAAACTTGTTTTCCTATGACAATGGTGTATCTGTTAGAGTAGGAAATGATGAATTTTCTGAAACGAACTCACAGGAGAATCTTGATATGTCAAATGAAATTTTGAATGATCAGATCCAAGAGCTCAAAGAAGCACTCGCTGCTGTTAAAGCTGAGAATAAAGAGCTAAATGCACAAGTTGCAGAAGCAAATGTTGGAAAATGGGAAACTCAAGTTGCTGAAATGAAAGAGCAATTTGAAACCATTTCTAGCGATCTTAGCACAGCCAGTGAAGATCTTACTACAGCACAGACTAAAATAGAAGAATTAGAGGAAACTCTAGCTTCTGAGTCTGAAGCTCGTAGCAAAGCCGAAGATCTGGTAAAAACAATGGAAGACGAAAAAACTCAAGCTGGGCGTACTGCACAGTTAATTGAGGCTGGTCTTTCCGAAGAAGAAGCACTTGCAAAGATTGAAGTCTTCGCTGACCTTTCTGACGAACAGTTTGAAGCATTGGCTGAAGCAATTACGGTTGCTAAGCCTGTCAAAATGGCTGAAGTCAAAAAAGATGAAGAAGAAGATAAAGAAAAGGCCGATCCTAAAAAGATCAAAGCTGATCCTAAAAAGATTAAGGCTGAAGAAGCAAGTGAAGAAGAAAGTGTTGAAGAAGCCGAAGCTGAAGAAGCTGAAGTAGTTGATGAAGAAGTTCTTGAAACTGCCTCTGTTGAAGAAGCTATCGACATGACTGTCGCATCTGAAGAAACTGAAGATGGAATTCAGCATGTTAGAGCCAACCTTCGAGACTGGGTAAATAGTTATGTTCTCAAAACCGAACAAGGAGAATCTGAATAATGGCACTTAAACCAGATAGAGTAGAACACCTCACAGACCTAAGTTTCTTCATGAATGAAACTGGTGATAGAGGTGGAATCGTGACCCATAGAGTGTCTGCAGCTGCATCTGGTGCAGCTATGGACAATGCAAATGCGCTTGTTGGCTATCCTACGGGAAGCTCAGCAGCCGAATTTGGAAAGGGCAACCAAAAGCCTGCGGGTCTTTTATTGAATGACGTTGTGAATCTAGACCTCACTCGACAACACATTAACTTCCACAAGGACGAAGTCCAAAAAGGTAGTAAAGTACTGTTGCTTAAGCGAGGAACTGTTGTAACCAATATGGTTTCAGGCACGCCTACTGCTGCCAATATCGGAGCTACATTGTATTATGATCAGAATGGCTTCTTAGGTGTTGGTGTCAATGATGCTGCATCGCCTGTCGGCAGATTGTTGTCGATTAAGGACGCCGATGGATACGCTAAAGTTGACATCGACATTACTTGGTAGTTTATAAAAACCTAATTTTAGGAGATTAAATAAATGGCAAATCGCAATTATTTCGAGCCTACTCCCGAAATGGACCAACTGCTTCGTCAGGCTGGTTCCATGAACAGGGAAGAGTCTCTTGCCGCAACAGCCGAGCTTGCAAAAGCTTTAGAACTACCTTTACGTAAAGGTGTTATGAGCGGTAATATTTTGGATGGCATTTTTGAAGCTATCCGACTTGCACCCGGAGCAAGCACTGAATTCCCATTGGACTTCGTCGCTCCCGGAACTGAAAAAGACTTTGTAGCTTACACGATTCCTAACCATGGTCGTATTCCAGAACGTCACGTTGAAGGTGACTACGTTATGGTTCCAACCTACGATGTAGGTGCTTCCATTGACTACTTGCTGAAATATGCTCGTGATGCACGTTGGGATGTTGTAGGCCGCGCAATGAGCGTTATGGAGTCTCAATTCACCAAAAAGATGAATGATGACGGATGGCACACAATTATTAGTGCTGGCGTTGACAGAAATATCTTGGTGTTTGATAATGATGCTGCTGCATCAACATTCTCTAAGCGTCTTGTTTCGCTTATGAAAACTGTTATGCGTCGAAACGGCGGTGGTAACAGCTCTTCAATTAACCGAGGTCAGTTGACCGACTTATTCTTAAGTCCAGAAGGTATCGAAGATATCCGTAACTGGGGTGTAGATGAAGTTGATCCTGTAACTCGCAGAGAGCTTATCACACAAGAAGGTGGTCTTCTTCTTAGAATCTTCCAAGTTAACCTCCATGATTTGGATGAGCTTGGTGAAGGTCAAGAATATCAAGACTACTACACCACCGATCTTTCAGGTAGTTTGCCAGCTGGCGATACCGAAATTATCGTTGGTCTAGACCTTCGAAATACAGATAGTTTTGTAATGCCAGTTCGTCAAGAAGTTCAGATCTACGAAGATGACACGCTTCATCGCCAACGTAGAGCTGGTCTTTATGGATGGGCAGAGCACGGCTTCGCTGTTCTCGATAACCGAAGAGTAATTTTAGGTTCATTCTAATATTGCTTTTTAGTTTGTAAATATGAGCCGCCTTCGGTGTCCGGCGTGGTGCTGAGGGCGGCTTTTTCAATAACACATAAGGGGACTTTTGATGTCTGCAATGTCACATTATTTGGAGTCAGGCCTTATAGGCCATATCTTTAAAGGAATAACATTTAGTCCTCCTACAGGAATATATATTGGACTAGTAGGGAACTATAATTCAGGAGCTCTTGAGAGCGGCCTATTTAGTCAGGAATTAAGTGGAGGATCATATGCTCGCGTTTCTGGAGGTCCGGGAACTACCTATTGGGCCGAAGCCGTCGCTTCTGGGCAAACCCACAATCTTAGTGCTCTTCAATTCCCCACAGCAACGAATGATTGGGGATATGTATCTGGAGTCTTTATAGCTGATGCAGGTGGATCTGAAGCGAATATACTACTTTATGGTCAATTAGACTCAGCAAAAAATGTCACCAATGGAGATACATTTTCTTTCGCTAGTGGCGATCTTGACATATTTTTTAAATAAGGGACTATTATTCCTATGTTTGTAGTAAAAGATAGAGTTAAACAAGGAACCACAACGCAAGGGACTGGAAATGCAACAGTCAGTACTTCTTATGGGGGTTTTCAGAACTTCTCTGTTTTGGGTAACGGATCTAAAACCTTTTACGCTATTGAGGAATCCACCAACTGGGAAGTTGGGATCGGAACTTATAATTCAAATGTAATTTCCAGAGATACAGTCATAGCTAGCTCTAGTGGTGCTGGCAATCCGATATATCTATCCGGCGCTGCTACAATCTTTGTAACATATCCCGCTGATAATTCTGTTTTTACCACTGGGGACATAGCTTCGATAACTGGCGTAAAGCTAGGAGCTAGTGGAATTGCTTTTAGTGATGGAACAACCCAGACAACTGCTGTGGGATCAACCCCCACTTTTGATGATATATATATTAAGGATTATATTTATCATAATGGGGATACAAATACTTACATCAGATTTAGAGCCGACCAAATCGACTTTGTGGCTGGTAATCGAACCATGCTCACACTGGATGAAGCTAATAATGATAAAGTCATATTTAATGACGGCGGTAACGATATTAATTTCCGGGTCGAGAGCAAAGA